AGATGGAACTGTACCGCTGCCGGTTAAGACAATTGTACTTCCACCAACAATCGTCTTAATAGGAATATAGTTGTTCGTTAAAAACTTTGCAGCTTCTGTAGCGCTGACCTTATACATATACTTCCAGATATAACCATCTGAGTATTCAACGGGGTCTCCAGTAAGAACTCCTCCTGGTGTAGTAGGATTATGTGTTGGCTTTACGGTTGAAGGCAAAGGAGCGCCTGTAGAAGAGCGAGGTGCGTAAAGGCACTTATATACAGTAAACGAATCGGTCAGTACATAAAATGGTACATCGTTTCCACGATCAAAAATGCTAGGATTATTATCGTCCCATGCAGAATAGAAATCTCCAGAAACCCAATTATAACGAGGAATTAGATTGATAACATCGGTTCCTGTGATGCTCTTCAGAGCAATCATATTGCGATCAGCATCTTGGGTTGTCAGAAGTGAGTCGACTGGATTACCACTATTAGGAGCAACGTCGGTGGTTCCTGTAAGGGACGTTGACCACTTGTCAGACTTTCCGATGAAAAGATATACGTTCTCGGAGTCGGACGTGATGTTATTCTTGAAGTTCTTCGCGTTTAAATTGCGAAAGTCTGATGTGATAATGGCTGACATAGTGACTTAGAAATTACGTTGTAGAATTACCGCTCCGGTATTGTAGTAAGGAATGACGTTATTTATAGAGTCCTGGATAGTGTATTGAATGAAACGATCTATCGGATTTTCATTGATAAACTTCGTGGATTCTAGTGTTCGCTGAGTAGCAAATTGCAATCCGGGATTCTGGCCCTCAAACTGAAGTATAAGTTTGACGACGTAATCTGCCAATGCTCTCATATTCTGATAGTTTAGGATCAGATCGCCATCAACACTAGTAGTAATATAATCAGCGTAAGCAAGCTCGATCAGATTGACGAGGTCGGCAGCAGAAATCAATCCGGGCTGATTAAGCGGCATTTTGCTGTTTAGCTTTTCAAACATCTTTTCAATTGCCTCAAGTACCAGAAAGATCTGCCCGAAGAATATAAATCCCGCAGGATGAACTAGACGGTTAAAAGGATCTTTCCATGCGTCAACGTTCAAGCCAGTCTTAACAACATAAGAATATCTCTGGTAATAATAAGAATCGTGCAGCTTCTTAATGTTTGATGTAAACCCGTTTGAATCAGAATACTGAGAAGCTGATAGCGAAACTCCGCTGATTGATGTGGAAGCTACAGTTTGATCCACGCCCACTACATAAGTGCCTATTCCACCAGTCGTGGATGGGCCAAATTCCTTGATCGTCGTTCCGGGTAAAACTCTACCACCGTAAATCTTTGATCCAACAGTGATTGCGCCAGATTTTACACCACTAACAGTTAATGTTGCTCCAGATATACTACCAGTAAATTCGGCACCGGCTGCAGAGAAAATTGTTCCAGATTTAACAATTTGCGTGAGAGTAGTTGAACTTACGGTTTGGCTGAAGTTGACAACATATGTTCCAGTTCCACCAGACCCAGTTATAGTTTTAGTTATCGATGCGCTACCTAAACCAGCTGTATAAGTTGCTGAACTAATTGAATTAAAAACTACGAACGTAAAGGTGGTGCTATTTGGAATAGATGCGATAATCCAAGATCCGTTTAATTTCAACTGTTCTGTGCCAACAGCTCCAGAAATTTCAATAATATCCCCGGTAGTATATCCACTCGTCGAAGCAACTGTTGCAGTTACAGTAGTTGTTCCATTTGCTATATAATTAGTAATACTTGTAACAACTGCAGGGGGTGTTATGATAGTAGTGCCGGCAGTAACACCCGTGCCAGTAATCTGCGTACCTATTTCAATTTCAGAAGAACCAACGCCCATTGAAGTAACTGTTAGCGTTGTTCCAGAAATCGATCCTGTAAAAGTACTAGGTGTCCATACCAAAGTATAAGTTCCTACACCACCGGTACCAGTGCCCAATTGAGAAATTTTTACGTTTGATGTAATTCCTGAGCCGGACAGAACCATTCCTACTGCTATTGTACCAGATTGTACTGCAGTAACAGTCAAAGTATTTCCCGAAATAGATCCGGTAAAATAAGCACCAGAACTATTCATTGGCGTCTTGCCGATGTTTTGGCTTACGCCAACAGAATACGTTCCGGTGTATCCTAAGCCGGTTCCTAAACCATTGATGATTGTTCCAGGAGTAATTCCGGCTCCAGTAAGTAATATATCCTCGTCCAATGATCCAGATTCTACGGATGTTACTGTAAGTGTAGTACCAGAAATAGATCCAGTAAATTTGCTATTAACAGAGGTCCAATTACCAGATGATGGCTTAAAAGTATCGGTAAATGGATAATATACTTCAGCGCCTTGTTGGAATATGATTCTGAAGAAAAGCTCGATTGAGTTTTCTGAGCCTCTTAGAGAGTAATACTTTAGCAGATTTTTATACAGATTAACTGTATCTGTAGTAAATTTACCCGGAACGTTAATAGCTGTTTCGCGTTGTAGTACCTCGAGATATCTGTTTGTGGCTCTATCAATATCTCGTTCTTCCATAATACGATTAATCTCAAAACTTGGATTATCGTAAATGTTCTGAATACTAGAAATATTTCTAGTACAACCCGATTCTGTACCGACTAAAGCTTCTCCACGAACAAATTCACCATCGGCATTATGTACTAATAGAATATTATTCTCAAACTTAGCAACAGTTGCAGTAATGATACCTCCTGCGGAAGTACTCATTTCTACTTCTTCGTCAATCGTATATTGACCAGAACCAGCCTGAACAGTAATAAAAAATGAAGTTTTACCATCTCGATTTACGAGATCATAGTAATCCTTTAGGAATTCTATTAGTACTGCTGATTTTTCACGCAGCGCATCTGGTATAAGAGACTCAACTCTTACTGCTTCTTTTGTTTTCTTTTTAGCGCTGGCTGTCGACTCAACGTAGGGCATAATTAGCGATGTCGAGGTGTCGTGGTATATGAACTTGTTCCTGCTGCGCCAGAAACAGCAATTGCATCGATTTCAGCTTTTACAGTAACATATGTCTGGTCGATTTCCAGCAACTGATTTCTTTTTGGAGCAATGTCAAATGAGTTTGGTAAAGCAATAATACGAATATCTGGTGGATTTACGTTTAGCGTTGTATAATCTACAGTAAAACGATTTAGCACTACTCTTCCAATACTAGAATATATTCTACCAGCATTTGCAATCTTCTTACGATTACCTTCTACTACTCTATAAACGTAAACATTTCTATCCGTTGTGCCGGCAATTGGCTCGTCACCAAAAAAGTGTTCTAGGCCTCCTATCATAAATCCGGATGAAGAAAGAACAGCTGTTGTCGATTGAGTGGTATATGTCGGTACTGGAAAATCAAGCGTGAATGAATTCGTCAAACCGTTTGGTTTTGGCGTAATCCATTTGAACATATATGGCCGCGCGACGGAATTTAAAATTGATGGCTCAGAATTATCAATCGATCCTAGGAACTGAGAGAAACGAAATACGCCGTCAAACTTTTGCAAGTTCTGGTCATTGTACTTACGAATAATATCACGGACATAAGATTCGAGCGCAGGCGTAGTCTTGTCGGTTAAGTTAGAATTAAACTTGATAAAAGCCTCAATTTCCAGATAAGTAAATTCTGGATCAATTATGATTGGCTCAATCGATACGACGTTTTTACCTTTTAGAATGCTATCAGTGATCTGAAGTTTCTCTGCTTCGTTTAAGAAATCTTTACCAGATGGCTTAATTGCAATATACACTTTACCGTAATTTGGTTCAGGATCTGTTTCGCCGCCCCACACAGAAATAGCATCAATTCCTCCAAACTCGCGCAGAATAATTGCGCGGTAATCTTCGGAAGTTACTGCACGATTTTGTGTGATAAATGCCAGCGGAGAATTATATCGAATTGATTCTGTGCTTTCCTTTTCTGCGCCGCCGTAGGAATTTGTTACCGTAGTTATTACCGCGCTATTTACTGGAATACTTGCTGTCGCGCCAGTCGTTGATCCCGGTATTGCATATGTAAATGCTTGCGCAGATTGAAAATTTGCAGCGCCGTTTGCAATTCGACTGCTTGTATAAATGTACTCAATTTCAACAATATTATTTGATCCTGGCTTAATTCCTAGGTTATTGTCGCCGAAATAAACTTCGTATTTACCATCAGCATTTTCTTGCAAGAAATAAACTTTTGATGAATTATTTAAACCGATTAGAGTACTAAACTGAGTATAGATGGAAAATTCCTCGCCATCGTTGACGCGAACTCTCATTGTAGTGGCATCGACAGTAGTATCAGGAATTTCATATTTCTGATTCTCGATCAATTCATCTACACGATAAAGCATTTTCTTAAACGTACCTTGCTTAAGAACTACGTTAGTAAATGTGTACGTACCAGGGCTTGCAGAAGGATTTAAATCATTGCGTCCCGATAAAGGAACAGCTGGTTTTGATTCTAGTACTACAAATGTATACTTTGAAGAGTCAACTGTAGTACTAAATTTGTGTCCTCTATCAATTGACAAGTATTGTGGCGGATTAGATATTGGCGCTGTTACTACTACATCCACAACTGCAGTAGATGCAATTGTTGAGCGCGGAACATATCCCAGAAGCTTAGCATGAGAAACAACGTTGCCACGAAGCTGTGCAGAATCCAAGAATGCTTCATTCAGCGCGAGGTGCGCAGTGACAGCATTGTAGTGCGTATTGTACGCTAAAACGTCAAGTAAAATTGACAGGCCAGATCCATCAAAGTCCCAGTCGTTATACTTGCTTTGATTCTTGAAGTGTGACTTGATCGACTCTTTAAGTGTCGCGAAGTCGAGTTCTGAAACATTGATCTGTGCCATAGGTAGAAAGTATTAGCGGATTCTCTTAAGGTAAAGAGTTATGTCCACTCTTTGATCGATTGCGATGACGCGAAAGCCGATGTTGATATTGTACGCATTTCTGTCAGAATTATCTAAAATCTCTACAACCACACTGTCAGCACGCGGCTCAAACTTTTTAATTGCGCGCTTAATTTCCTCGCGCATTGCTGACATGGTAAAATTGTCAGCAGGCTCAAATAGCAACGCAGATACGTTTGACCCTAGCGCAGGCTGAAATGGTCGATCATAGAAATTGCTTAAAATAAGATTCTTGATCGAGTTTTTAACAGCATCAATATCGACTAGTGGAACAATGTCACGAAAAGTAGGATTTAAAGCAAGTGAAAGATCCAGGTCAGAATACAGCTTTTTCTTCGATACAACTGATGATCGACGGCTGACGTAAAGCTCGTTTACGTTATAGTCTGAGATTGCGGAACTCATGCTTCAGCTATTTATCAAAAATTTTGAGAATTAATCTAGCGAATCATTTTGCATATACCGAGCATAAGGAGCAACTGTAGTCTCTTGTCCTTCTAGTATTGCATCGATTTCGTCAAGTTTACTATCAAGTGCTGAATCTTCTGGGTATTCAGAATCAGCAACGATATTTTCTCTATATGTGTTTAAGTTTTCCTCGGGTAATACACCACCAACTGCAGCAGTTTTGCGATCTGCATATGTCAACAATTTGTTGCGCTCGCGAGGGTCAGTAATCGTTTTTGCGATATCGTGTATCTTAGATGAAACGCTAGTGGTATACTTTCTTACTTCTGAAAATGACGTTCCAGATGCTCCTATTGTCGTTTTCTTTGTATTGTCGATTATACTGTTTACTAACGATTCTGCTTCTGTTGGGTTCGTATTAGGAATAATAGCAGATAGTGATCCTAGCTTTACTTTGCCTGTTAACGGATTAAGATTGAAGTTCGGAGCGTCAGTGCAATAGTTAAATATTGCTTTCGGATCATTCGAGATTGCTTGCGCCTGTGAGACTAACGAAGTAAGGCCCTTTACCGACCCAGACCACTTTTCAATAAATTGTGCAATTTGTACTGGATTTTTGGAGGTAGATATTGCTTTGAGTTCTGATTGAAACGATGATACTGTTTCTTGTATTGCCTTAACATCGTTCATCACGCTATTTACTTCAGGTATTAAGCCCAGAAGTGTTGCTGTCGCTGCTTTCTTGTTCTTCAGCAATTCTTTGATCTGTTTCTTTGCCTGAGTAACCTGCGTCAATGCAGCATTGGCATCGCACAAAAGTTTAGGTGGCGCAGGAATCTGCGGAACCTGAATCGGAGTTGACGGTATATCTGGAATTTTAAGTGGCATATTATTGTGGCAGGCCAGTTAATCCTAATCCAGTCTGAACACCAACGTGCTTGTGGGTTGTCAGTGAGATCGATGTTGCACCAGCTGTAACGTTTGATGTTGCAGCAAGTACGCCAGTAACGTTGACGTTATTGCCAATATTTGTAACAGAAGCAGTAATACTTTGTGTGCCGCTAATTGACATGGTTTGAGTGCCACTGACGCTCGTGGATTGATTACCACCAATTGTTTCAGATACTGCGCCAGTAACATTTACTGTTTGCGCTGCGCCAAATGTCTGCGTGACGTTCCCAGTAATATCCATTTCCAGCGTTGATGCTGAGCTTAGCGACATAAACTCGTTTGATACTACAATCAAATGCCCAGTTGTAGTACATTCAAAGTGTGAGCCAGTATACTCCTGACGTTCGCCAATTACGATATGGCCATCATTTCCGTTGACAAGAACATCTGAGTTTCCTGCAATTGTTTCGTCTTTATTTCCGTCTCGAATGATTGTCGTATTTCCACCGATGCGCGAAATTCTGTCATTGATGACGTTTGATGCATAGTCCTGACCAATTTCAATATGCTCAGATTGACCGATCTTTGATTGGCGCGTACCCTTGATATATTCTGTCTTGTTGCCTTCTACCTCGATGTGGTAATTACCTTTGATCAGTTGTCTTAGGTCACCATCGACAGTAATGTTTGCTGAGCCTTTAATGTAGATATTGTCGTTCCCCAGTACAACTACATAATTATCGCCCACGATGGTTGTAGTCTTATCTCCGCCATTATTGATCTCTGTATATGTACCAGAACGATGCATCTCCATGATGCGGCTATAGTATGGAGTATCATCGACCTCTCGAACATGCCCAGATTCAGAATGATAGACATGGTTCATTGGATAGACAGGACTTGCTACCTGATCTACATCCCATACACTCCAGGTCTTTCTTTCATAATAGCTATCTGCTCCAGCAGGAACAACTGACTCAACCTTAGGCGGAATAGCAGTTTCAATATCTTCCTGACGTAAATCGTTTCTGATAATATATGCAGGAGCATCTTTATATACTGAACGCGCTTCCTGTGGCATATCTGGCTCGCCAATTAGCGCGGGTAATGGATACTTACCATCCGGATCAGCAAATCCCTTCGTGGTATCTGCCTCGCTAGAAATAGAAGGAATAGTACCTAGCACGATTGGATCTTGTGCAGAAGGTCCGTCACGAAAGAATCCAACAACCCATGATCCCTGCAGAATACCGGTTGCAGAATGACCGATACCGGACATCGATGCCGATTGGATCGGTGTCATCACGACCGCCCATGGAAGATCTTCTGTAGCAATCTCTTCTTTATTTTCAGAATGATACCCAAAGCAGCGAACTCGTACTCGGCCCATTTCTTTTGGATCAAGGATGTCTTCGACTACTCCAGTAAACCAAGAAAACTGCCCGCCTACAAAATGGTCAATCGTATTCATCGTATTCTTCAAAAATATAAGAGAAGGTATCCTTCTTTACTC